TCAGTTCAAAGCCGTCGAGTTCTTCCTTGGTGAAGTCGCGACCGCGCCAGTTCTTTAGGTCGTTACGCAGCGTGGCCTTCTCGGCCAGCGACAGGGTGAAGTTCTTGCTGATGCTCAAAGGTTCATTCTTCGAGGTGACAAGGGGCTTGCCGCTGTCGTCTTCACCATGCACTTCGAACTGGATCATTACCTTGGGTAGGTGCTTGACCGTGCCAAGGTACTCGGACTTCTGCGTTCCGAGGTCAACAATCCTGTAGCACCGTGCAAGGTGCATCCCGGGTGGCACCGGGGTGAAGTTCCCGCCGCCGCTGTCTTTCGCTATCAAAGCCATCATTCGCTCCTAGAGGTTTCAAGTTGAGATTGACGACGAGGCACGCCGCATTCAAAGCGGATCGTTTCCCAGTCGCCGGGGCTTGCGACACCCGCCTCAGCCCGGTCAAGGGCTTCTTCGAGCATCTGCAATCGTTCAAGCATCGCTTGATGGAAGTCGCTTTCGTCACGCATAATTCGCTTTCGAGTTAAACATGGGGGCACTGTAGCAGGTTTAACCCCAACATACAACCCCCTTGCAAATGTTTTTTTCTCGTGTATGATCCACTTAAACCAACAACGGAGAAACCATGACACTCAAGGACTACTTCAAGGATAGGCCGCGAGGTGCTCAGATCGATTTGGCCCGCAAGTTGGGGGTGTCCAAGACTTGGATGTCCCTGCTTGTGAGCGGTCGTGAAGTGCCAAGCGCAGGACTCGCTCTGATGATCGAGAAGTTCACCAAGGGGGCTGTGACACGCAAGGTGCTGCGCCCGGATTTGTTTGGGGAGATCAAATGATTTGGTACAAGTTCCATCTCGGAGACTACATCACGCACACCTTGCACCTTGGCGATGCTGAGGACTTAGCGTACCGCAGGCTGCTCGATCTGTACTACATGAGCGAGAAGCCAATCCCACTCGACACCCAATCGGTTTCACGCAAGATCAGGCTCGATCTTGACATAACCGAATCGGTTTTGACGGAGTTTTTCGAAAAGACCGATGAGGGGTATCGAAACGCCAGATGTGATGCTGAAATCGCTCGATACCAGCATCAGGTCAACACAAACCGATCCCTCGGAAAGCGAGGCGGCAGGCCGAAGAAAACCGAATCGGAAACCGAATCGAAACCGAACACAAACCCTAAGAAGATACAGAATAAGAAAGAGAATACATTGTTGGCGGCAACACGCTTCGAAGAATTCTGGGAAACATGGCCTGCCAGCAAGCGCAAGGTGGCAAAGGCCGCAGTGCTGGCGAAGTGGGAAAAGCACAACCTCGACGAGGTGGCTGACCTGATCATCGCGAATGTCGGAGACCTCAAGACCTCTGAGCAGTGGACTGGCGGCTTTGAGCCAGCACCGCTGACCTACATCAACCAACGCCGCTGGGAAGACGACTACTTCCCTGAGCAGGCTGTGGCACAGGGCCGGAGAGTGCTGTGACGCCTATCGAGCAACTGCTGGGTAGGCTTGCCAAGGTCAAGGGCCGCAACGGCTCATGGACTGCCTGCTGCCCCGCGCACGAAGACAAAGGCCCGTCACTGGCAATCCGCCATGTTGACGATGGCCGCATCCTGCTGCACTGTTTTGCGGGATGCCAAGTCGAAAGTGTGCTGGCGGCTGTGGGCATGGACTTTGGTGACCTGTTCCCACCGGACGAGAAGCGTCGCAACTATCCGGTCGAGGGCAAGCCCAGACTGAAGCCTGCCTTCTACGCCAGTGACCTGATCCGCATCCTCGCCTTCGAGGCTCTGGTGGTCAGCATCTGCGCCCATGACACCCGCAAGGGTAAGAAGTTGTCGGACGACGACTACGAGCGATTGAAAGTGGCACAACAGCGAATTGAAGAGGTAATGCACTATGCAAATGTCTAGCGTTCAAGAGCGTGCAAAGGCGCTCGATGAGGCCCGCCGGGTTCGATTGATCAAACCTGAAGAGGTTGATGTCGACAAGTACCTGCACGCGACCGACATCACCAACAAAGTCCGAGAGGTCAGTGGCCTGCTTGATGAGTTGCGCGAGGAACTTGCAAAGCCTCAGCGTGAGGTCACGCACACCATGCCGTGGCCGAAGACCGAACACAGTTTCCGTTACCGTCCCGGCGAGGTCACTCTGTACGCAGGATCAAACGGTGGCGGCAAGTCACTGATCACCGGGCAGGTGGCCTTGGGCCTGATCAAGCAGAACCAGCGCATCTGCATTCAGTCTTTCGAGATGAAGCCCAAGCGCACGCTGTACCGGATGCTGCGCCAGTTTGTGGGTGAGAACATCGAGTTCCCGAAGTTCATGTCGAAGGAGAAGTACCTCGGCAAGATCATGGATCGGTTCCACCAGTTCGCTGGCAACAAGTTGTGGCTGTACGACCAGCAGGGCACAGTGACAACGCAGCAGGTCATCGCGGTCACGCGGTACTGCGCCATGGAGTTGGGTATCGGCCATGTGTTCATTGACTCGTTGATGAAGTGCGTACCCGGCGAGGACGACTACAACGCGCAGAAGATGTTTGTCGACGAGATCACCGCAGTGGCCCGCGATCACAACATCCACATTCATCTGATCCATCACATCCGCAAGTTGCAGAACGAAGAGATGCAGCCGAACAAAAACGACATCAAGGGCACAGGCGCAATCGCCGACCAAGTCGACAATGTTTTGCTGATGTGGCGCAACAAAAAGAAAGAGCACGACAAGCAGAAGAAGGGCGTCGCAGACGACAAGATACCGGACGCCATGCTGATGTGTGAGAAGCAGCGAAACGGCGAGTCAGAGGACTGGTTTTCTCTGTGGTACGACAAAGACAGCCAGCAGTTCACCGAGATGGCTGGCGCTGTTCCGATGCAGTTCGATCAAGGAGGCGAGTTTTGAATGTCGCCGGAGGAAGAGAAGGAGAAGGTGAAGACGAGCATCGGCATCGTTGTCTCGTTCGATGGGTCATCAAAAGACGGATGCAAGATCGTGATGCAGCGTATCGATGGCTCAGAGGTTACCTTGACGACTATGGTCGACATCAAAAAGGATGGAATGACCTACATAAGGGATCACGGCTGGAACAAGATGTTCGAGATCAGTGGGCTAAAGGCAATCGTGGAAATGAAGGAGAGTGGAAATGAGCAAAGTTGATTTGAGTGATTTTCAAAAGCGGTTCCTGTTGCAGCAGGGCGCGGGACAGACGCTGTTCACAGCGAAAGAGTTCGAGGAGGCGCTGGCGCAAGCCAAGGGCGAGATCATGGCTATCGCTATCCAGACCACCAAGCAAGCGATCTTCATTGAGCGCAGGGCTTGTGCTGAGTTGGTCGATGCTGCTGGTCACCCTGAGTTGGCCGAGCAGATTCTCAACCGCATACCGGGGCAGTTCCAGTGATCGATCTCACGCTGCCATGGCCCCCGAGTGTGAACCGTTACTGGCGAACCTTTCAGGGCCGAATGATCATCAGCGCCGAGGGCCGCGAGTACCGCAAGGTGGTGGCCGATCAGGTGCTGGTGCAGCGAGGGGCAAAGCACTACGAAGGAAAACTGCGCGTCGTCATCGAGGCGTGGAGACCGGATAACCGAAAGCGCGATTTGGACAACCTGCTCAAGGCCGCGCTCGATTCGTTGACTCACGCAGGGGTTTGGTCGGACGACGGCAACATTGTCGACCTTCGAATCTACTGGGCACCGAGCATCGGTGGGATGCTGAAGATTCACATTCAGGAGGTCGCAACATGACAGAGGCAACACCGCTCGATGTGATGTGGTTCACCAGCACCAAGGGAACTGTTGGCATCGTAAAGATCGACACGCCGTATGAAGGCATCGAATACCGCATCAGTGCGGTCGATGGGTTCATGGAGAAGATGGATGTGCTGCAAGTCATGGCGTGGGGCGCGAGGTTCCCTGACGCAGCGGGAGAGGCTTTGTTCGGTGGAGGGAAAAAATGAAAGAGCCAAACATGAAACAGGTGTGGGCGGGCATGGCGATGATGGCCTTGCTGCTCGACAAGTCGTATGAAGGCAATCTGTCAGACATCGCAGCCGATGCATGGCGCATGGCCGACGCTATGGAGCAAGAGGAGGAAGACCGTGACGAGCAAAGAAGCGTTTGAGTTCATGTTCGGCCAGCACGGCATCAACGATGCTGGCTACAAGATTTGGGAGGCCGCGATCAACTGGGAGCGGCACGAGATGATTGATGTGATGAAGCGATACAAGCAGCGCAACGCTGACAGCGCAGGCAAGAAGCACGCTGCTGATGCGATGGTTGATGTCATAAAGCGGCGAATCAAAAAAGACAAGGAGAGCAAAGATGTTTGATTCATTCGGTGATTTTTTCTGGACATTCATGGCACTGTCCGGTTTTATGTTTTGGTTGTGCGTCGTGATCTTTGCGGTCATGGTGATCAAGCGCAACCGTAAGAAGTTCGGAGGTCGCGATGTCTACTGAGCGCGATCCGCACGAGGCGGTTGACTACATCCTTGCCAACGCGAAGAAGTTCGCAAAGGCCAAGGCAGAGCGTGTCTACCTTGAGGAGTACCGCAAGTCCATCAAGGCCATCCTGATGAAGCGATCCATGGAGTCGGCCATCGGAGCGCAGGAGCGCGAGGCATACGCGCACGACGAGTATGTCGCGCTGCTCAAGGGTCTGAAGGAAGCCATTGAGATCGAAGAGAAGTTGCGCTGGGATTTGATCGGGGCGCAGGCTCGGGTCGAAATCTGGCGCACTGAGCAGGCCAACAACAGGGCCGAAGGCAGAGCGACCATATGAGGTATGGGCTTTGCATGATTGGTGGTGCCATCCTGCTGCAACTGGACACATGGGTTTTGCAAACCATGTGGCTGGGTCTTGCTGGGGCGGCGCTGATGGTTTATTCAATGTATCTTGGTATCACTGGAAAGGAGAATTGAAATGACTGGAAAGATTGGAAAGAAAAAATTGGTGCTGGTCACCGACATGACCCCGGTGGAGAAGGAAGAAGAGACTCACACCACGCCGTGGGGCAAGGTGTGGACGCATGGCGCTGATGTGATGAGCACATGGAAGCGCAACGGCTTCATCCCGCCAACCGAATACCGCAACGACTACCGATTCAAGATCAATCGCGACGGGGGCCAGATCGATGATTGACGATCCAGAAGAGGAAGCGTGGATGGATGTCGAGAAAAAACAATTCCAGCGTGTGCCCGCCCTTTGCAAGCAGACGCGGGTCAAGAGTTTTGATGACGCATTCGCGGACTACATGACGGCACCCGGCGCACGCACGGCTGGCGATGATGAGGTGCGTCGTCACTTCAACGCTGGCTGGGTGGCCGCAATTCGTAACGAGTGGGCAAAGGAACGCAATGACTGACAAACCGAAGATCATCTTCGCCCCGGGCTGCTTTGATGCATTCGATGGAACGCAGGAAGAACTCGATGGGCTGATCGCGGACATCAAGAACATGGCCGAGAGCGGCACCCTGATGGACAACGCAACGAAGTTGTCCGACGAAGAGGAGGCCGCGCTGCTGGAGATGTTGAGCAAAAAGGGGCCGCGCCAATGAACCGCGAAGACATCATCCGCATGGCGCGGGAGGCTGGGTTTGAGTTGAATATGTGGCAGTTGTCTGTTGGCTGCGAAGCCACGGGCACACATGAAGAACTTGAACGCTTCGCCGCCCTTGTCGCCGCAGAGCGTGACAGATTCTGGCAAGCGCACATTGAGCCGCAAATTGAGATTGAGGTAGCAGCAGAGCGCGAGGAGTGCGCCAAGGTGTGTGAAACCCATGCCGCAACAACCACGCCAACATGGGTGTCTTATGCCGCTGCCATCCGAGCAAGGGGGCGGGTATGACCACGCTGGCCGAGAAAAAGCACATGGGCCGAGTGGCCGAACTGGGCTGCGCGGTCTGTCGCAGGATGGGCTACCCCGGCACCCCAGCGGAACTACACCACCGGAGGGCTGGAACAGGGGTTGGAAGACGCGCAAGCCACTGGGAGGTCATCCCACTATGCCCAGAGCACCACAGAGGCTCTACGGGCCTCCACGGCCTCGGCACGAAGGGCTTCCCCAAGCACTACGGCTACGACGAGACCGACCTGCTGATCGAGACCCTGCTGCTGGTGGAAAAGGAGCACGGGGAAATACCCCCACACATTCGTGGGTTATTGTTGAAAGATGTTGACAAGGTTTAAGGTGGT